GGGCTGGTCGAGCGTCGGGCCGAATATCAGGCATGGGTGCTGACGCTGGCGGCACTGGCCGCCGATCTCGACGGGCGGCTGGCGGCGCATCGGGTGAGTGGCCCGGAGCGGGCGCTGTGGCCGTGGGAGGGCGAGGGCGCCCGTGTCGCGCCTCGGGTGATTTTCGCGGAAAACCTTGGCGATGCGCGTCGGCGGGCCTGACGGGCGGGCGGACGATGCGATTGGGGGATTGACATGCGGCGGTGATTAGGTGCAGACCAAGAACACTGGAAAAGATCACAACGAAGCGCCTCCCCGGGAAACCGGCGGGGCGTTTCGCGTTTGGGGGTGGGGCGATGGCTGCACTCTATCCGTCGACAGCGGGCCTCTCCATCAACAGCGATGCCTTTCGCATCCTCGCCGACGCGTTCCGGCAATTGCCGCCGAAGATGCAAGATCAGGTTGTCGGCCGCGCGATGGGTCGCTCGAAATCGGTCGTCGAACGCACTTATGCGCAATTGGCCTCGGCGCGCATGGACATCGCGCAAAAGCACATCAAGGCGCGGACGCGGACGCGGATCACTGGTGGCGAGATGGTGATGACCATCCGCTCGACGCAGATCCCGCTGCAAGAGCTGAACCCGCGGCAGACGCGCAAGGGCGTCTCGGTTCCGTTGCGCGGATCGTATCGCTCGGCGTTCATCGCCAAGGCGGGCAAGGGCGCGGGCAAGGTGCTGAAGCGGAAGGGGTCGGCTCGCTATCCGACGCGGATGCTGTTCGGACCGAACCCGGCGGGCGAGGCGACGCGCAACCCGCCGGTCTATGAGGCGATGCTCGGCGAGATCGCCGAGGGCGTGTTCATGACCGAGATGGCGCGCGGCATCAGCTACATGCTCGGCCGCCTCTGACCCTGTGACAATTCTGCAACGTTTAGGGACCGTAGGGGCGTCGCGACGCCACGCGGGTCCGGCGGCGCGCGGAATCTTCCCAGTCTGAGAGGCTTTTGAGAGCCTAAACACCGGGACTAAAAAGCTAAAGGCGGGCCTGAAGAGCCGACGCTCGCGGCTCAAGAGCGTATCGGCAAGGGTGGGCGGTGTGAGCGAGACAATCGATCACGAACGCACGCTGACGAAAGGGGCATTCGCGCTGGAGATCGGCGTTTCGGCCGGGCGCGTTTCCCAGATGATCGCCGAGGGCAAGATCGGACCCGATGCCCTGGCCGGCGAGGGGCGAAACGCCAAGGTTCGGGTCGACCGCGCCAAACGGCAGATCGCCGCGCGGCGTGATCCGGGCCAGGCGCTTGGCAACGGGCTCGGTACGCGGGTGGACACCCCGCAGGGCGCGACGGCGGCGGGTCCGACACTCCCGGATCCGATGTCGACCGCATCGCCGGTCGGCATGACCGATGCCGGTCAGCCGAGCGCCCCCTCAGAAAGCTTCGATGCGCAGTACAAGCGCGAGAAGCTGGCGCAGATTCAGCGGCAGAATCGCAAGGCCGCCGAGGAAGAGGCGGAGCGCCGCGGCCGCTTCATGGAATCGGAGGCTGCGCGGACGCAGATGGCGCGGATCTCCGGGTCACTGCTGTCCAGCTTCGAGGGATCGCTGCAGGGCTTTGCCACCGCCGTCGCCTCCCGCTTCAGCGTACCGCAGCGTGACGTTCTGCATCTGTTGCGCGCGGAATTCCGTGGGTTCCGGGAGGCGGAAGCCAGACGTCATCGCGCCCAAGCCGACGCACTGCCGCAAACCGTCGACAGCATCGTCGAGGAAGAGATCGACGCATGACCAGCATGATCGTCGAGACGGCCAATGCCGAGTATGTCGCGGCATCGGTGCTGGCCGACATCCTGATGCCGCCACCGCCGGTCGACTATCTCGCCTGGGCCGAGGCGAACATCGTCTTTTCGGAGCGGGAAAGTCCGTTTCCCGGACCCTACAACCGGACGCTGTTCCCGTATTTCGACGAAATCCTGCGGGCGCTCGGGCCGGACGATCCGTGCCGGACCGTGACGCTGAAGAAATCGGCGCAACTCGGCGGCACGGTGCTCGCCAACATCTTCGTCGGCGGCTCCATCGACATGGACCCGTCCGACATCCTCTATGTTCATCCGACCGAGGGCAATGCCCAGCGCTGGTCGAAGATGAAGCTGGCGCCGATGCTGAAGGGCACGACGGCTCTGGCACGTCTGTTCCCGATGCGCTCGCGCGACGGGTTGGATTCGGTGCTCTACAAGGAACGGGTCGACGCGAGGGGCGCCATCCAGATTTCCGGCGCGAATTCGCCGGCGTCGCTCAGCCAGGTGACGATGAAGCGGCAGGTCCAGGATGACCTCGCCAAATGGGAGATGAACAGCGCCGGCGATCCGGAAACGCAGGCGGACAGCCGCAGCCGCGCGCATGAATTCGCCAAGATCTTCAAGGTTTCGACGCCGCTGCTCGAGCCCGGCTGCCGAATCACCGACAATTACGAGAAGGGCAGCCAGGAGCGGCTGCATGTGCCGTGCCCGCATTGCGACCACTTCCAGGTGCTGGAGTGGGAGAGCATGCTAGCCGATCTCGACGAGGAGAAGCCGGAAGACGCGCACTTCACCTGCGTCGAGTGCGGCTGCGAGATCCACGAACATCACCGCTCGCAAATGCTGCCGCGCGGCGTCTGGCGGGCGGACAATCCGAAGGCCAGGCGCGAACACCGCTCCTTCGACCTGTGGTCGGCCTATTCGTACCTGCAGAGCTTCGAGCGGATCGTAAGGGAATGGATCGCGGCGCGCGGCGATCCTGCCTCCGAACAGACGTTCTTCAACGACACGCTCGGCCGCGCCTACAAGACGCTGGGCGAGGCTCCGTCCTGGGAGACGCTGCGCGACCGGGCCTCGGCATCGGACCACCCGAGGGGTCGGGTTCCACCCGGCGCGTTGGTGCTGACCCTGGGTATCGATTGCCAGGGCGACCGGGTCGAGTGGCAGGTCGTCGGGTGGGGACGGGAGAAGCATCGCTGGATCATCGATGCCGGCGTCATTCCTGGGCACATCTCCGAACAGGGATGCCGGGAGAAGCTGGACGGGCTGCTCGAACAGCGCTGGCTCAACGCCTATGGGCACCGCCTTGCGGCCGACCTCGCAGCGATCGACGGTAACGCCTATACCGAGGACGTCTGGGAGTGGGTCCGCCGCTGGCCGGCCAGCCGGGTCATCATGGTGCGCGGCGTCGGCGCGGAGACCGCGCCGCTGATCCAACAGGTCCAACGCGAGCGCAACGCCAAGGGCAAGCTCGTCCGCTATTCCAAGCGGTTCTACAATTTCGCGACCAGCATCCTGAAAATGGCGCTGTATCGTCAGTTGCCGAAGGATGATCCGGCGGCGCGGGGCTATGTCGGGCTGCCGACCGGGCTCGAGGACGAGTTCTGGCGGCAACTGACCGCAGAAAGCCGGCGCCCGAAGAAGAACAAGGCCGGGTTCACCGTCTATGAATGGGTGAAGGACCCGAGCCAGGCCAACGAGGGCCTCGACACGCATCTGCAGGCCGAGGCGGCGGCGATCAAGCTTGGGCTGCGCGGTCTGCCGGATGCGATCTGGGACCGCTACGAAGCCGAGCGCGAGGTTCCGCCCACCGACGTCCAGCTCGACCTCGAGGATACGCTGCTGGGACCGCGTCGCGCTGCGAAGCCCGTCAAATCCGAACCAGCCGCGGCGATTCCTGACACATCAGCTCCCGTGCCGGACGGCTCGTCTTCCGGCACTCCAGAGAGCCTGTTCGCGCAAAGAAGGCAGCAATGGCGGAAACGATGACCAAGCCAAGGGTGCGCGTCGCGGCGGGGACCATCGCGTTTCCGTCAGCGCCTGTCCCGGCCCGGTCACATCCGCAGATGCGCTATCTGCGCGATACCAGCAGTCAGGTGCTGGGCGCCCGCATCACGTCGCTGCCGGACAGCCGGCAGGACATTCGTTGGGCCTGGGATCGGGCGGCGGCGCTGGCCGCCGACTTCATCCAGAATTCGGGCCGCCTGAAAGGCGCCGTCGACCAGGTCAAGGCGGATACGGTCGGGATCGAGCTGAAGCTGAACGCGCAGCCGGATGTCGAAAGTCTCGGCTGGACGGACGAAGAGCGCAGCGCCTGGAAGCGGCTGGTCGAGAAGGAATGGCGGCAGTGGGCGTGGAGCCCGGCGGAGTGCGATCTGCGCGGCAAGTTCACGATTCCGCAGATGGTGGACATCTCGCTCGGGCACTTCATCGGCTTCGGCGAGATCTGCGGAGCGCTGGATTACTGGCCGGCGGGAAAGCGCCGGCAGAACAACGTTCGCACCGGCCTCAAGATCGCGGCGACGTCGCCGGTGAATCTGGTGCGGGACACCCGGGAATTCGAGGGACTGTTCCAGGGCGTCATCCACAACGCGGATGGGCGGCCGCAAGCTTACCGCGTCCGCGAACGGCGGGACGGCATCGCGACGACGCGGGACTATCCGGCGCGGGACCGGTTCGGATCGGCGCTGTTTTACCACCTCTACGATCCGAACGACTTCGACGACGTGCGCGGCATTTCGCAGCTCGCGCCGGTCATGAAAACCTGGGCGATGTCGGAAAAGCTCGACGACGCTACGCTGCAGACGGCGGTGCTGCAGACGATCATGGCGCAGACGCTGACCAGTCCGGAGCCGAGCGCGGCGGCGTTCGAGGCGCTGGAGACCTTGTCGGATTTCGTTGATCCGTCGACCGGCTTGCCGATCGGCCGGGAACTGGCGGCGGATTTTTACGGCGCGGTGATGTCGCAGCTCGACGCGGCGCGGGAGAACTCGTTCGCGCTGGGCGACAGCCAGATCAACCATCTGCCGCCGGGCTCGAAATACGAGATGCACACGCCGGCGACGCCCGGCCAGCATTATATGCCGCTGTCGATGAATCTGCAGCGGATCATGGCGCGGTGCATCGGCGTGACGTTCTCGTCCTTCACGCTGGATCACAGCCGGGCGACCTATTCCTCGGTGCGGATGGAGAATGCCTCGATCTGGCCGGTGGTAATGCGCCGCCGCGAGCGGATCGCGGCCCCGGCCTGCCAGACCTACTACGAGGCATGGCTGACAGAGAGCGTCGTCGAAGGCAGAATCCCGTTCAAGGGCGGGGTGGCGGCGTTCATGGCGAACCGCGACAAGGCGAGCTGGGCCGAATGGGTCGGGCCGCCGCCGCCGACCGCCGACGACCTGAAGAGCGCCAAGGCGGCGACCGAGCGGCTCGGCAACCGAACCTCGTCGCTGGCGATCGAGAGCGCCGCCGTCGGCTATGATCCGCAGGACATCGCGGCAATGCGTGCCGCCGACATCAGGCTGTACGAGGGTCTCGATATGGACGATCCCTATCTGCCGATCGACGCGGCGCTGGCGCGGCCGGTGACGGAGGAAAACCCGGAGCCAGTTCGTGGCTGATCCGATCAAGATCGGAGCGGCGACGGTCGATCCGGACGATCCCTGCGCGCTGTGGCAGGCGATGTATGCCGTGCGACTGCAATTCGTCGCCGGGCAGCGGACCGAGGAAATCGAAGTGCGGTCGCCGGTCTCGAGTCGGCGGGTGCGCTTCGGCAAGGCCGACATCGCGGCGCTCGACCAGGAGCTGGCCCGACTTGCCGCCGCCTGCGACGCGAAGAACGGCAAACCGCGCACGCGCTTCGCCAAATCGGTGCGGTTCCGCCCGAGCTACTGAGGTTTTTCCAATGGCTGCGATTCTGGAAGACGGAAAGCTTCGGCTCTCCGGCTATGTCGGCGACTATTACTTCGATGATCATTTCACTTCATCGGATGTCGTGCTGGCGCTGGCGCAGATCGACGATGAGTCCGATCTGACGGTGCACATCAATTCGCCCGGCGGCGTGGCATCGGAAGGCGCCGCGATCCACGCGCTGTTCCAGGCCAGATCCGGGTCGACCGACGTCGTGGTCGAAGGCATCGCGATGTCGGCGGCCTCATTGATTGCCATGGCCGGTGCGATGGTCACGATGTCCGCCGGTTCCGTCCTGATGATCCATGATCCGGCGAGTTTCACCTGGGGGAATTCGGCGGAACATTCGAAATCGATCGAGATGCTTGAAGCGCTCTCGACCTCCTATGCCAGGGTCTATGCCGACAAGTCCGGCAAGTCCGTCGACGAATGCCGCGAAATCATGAAGGCCGAAAGCTGGTTTACGCCGACCCAGGCGGTCGAGGCAGGTTTCGCCGACGAGACCACCGAGCGGAAGGCCGAACCGGTCGCGGCGTTCGACTATCGCGTTCTCGCGCACGCGCCCAAGCGCCTCGTCGCGCTGGCGAAGAAGAAGGATTGGCGTCTTCCTGACGTCGATAAACGGACCTCCGCGTCCGCCGCAGCCCGGCATCAAGAGGAGAATTCCATGCCGACGGATAAAGAACGGGCGGACGCTCTCGCCGCCAAAGTCGCAGAGCTGGAAGCCGAGATGAAATCCGGCAAGGACGCCGACTCGGCCGCCGCCATGACGAAGGAACTCGAAGAGCTCCGCGCCGAGAAAGCGGAACGCGCCAATGCCGACGCCATCATGGCGCTGGAGGAGGCGAAGGGCCGCGAGGCACAAGCCGAGGCGCTCGGCGCTGCGGGCGTCGATGCGGAAAAGGCCAAGGCGATCCTTGCCGCAGCGCCCAAGGCCGAGGACGAATCTGGAGACCTGAGCGCCGCTGAATATGGCCGCGCACGGATGGGCGCCGGCGGCATCACACAGCCCGGCGGCGGTTCTCGCCTGAAGAAGGGCGACA